TTTGCCATGAACCGTTCCGCCATGGTCTTGTAATCAATCGGGGCGGGCGGTGTTGCCGGTGCGGCGCTGGCCGGTTGCGGCATGGGCATGCCCTGCGGTGCGGGCGTCGGGGTGGGCGTCGGGGTGGGTGTTGCGGCTGCAATGGCAGCTTCATATGCTTCCTTCTGGCCACGCTTGGCACGCCACGATCCGTCCGCGTTCTTGCTGGCCGGGGTGCTGTGGATGGTGTCGTCATGGACCATGCCGTGGCAGTCTGTGTCGCCTGCGGGGTGTTCCGGTGCTGTCTCGGGCTGTGCAGTGTCGGGCTGTGCCGTGTCGGGCTGTGCCGTGTCGGGCTGTGCCGCAGGGGCCGTAGTGCCAAGCATGAAGGCAATCGCGGCGCGGTCCTGTGCGTTGTGGGGGTCAAAGGTAATCTGCATGGTATTTCTCCGGTTTGGGTTGCTATTACCCTTTACTAACCGATGCGGGCGGGGTTGTAAATACCTATTATTACCTTGACGGGCCGGGGCGGGCTGGATAGTAATAGCGCATGACAATCACACTCCGCCCATATCAAATTAAGATGCGTGAAGAAACCGCCAAGGCGAGGGCCAATGGCGCGCGATACATCATGAACGTCCTGAGCACAGGCGGCGGCAAGACGCCATTGCTGGCCATGGAAGCACTTGAAGCAAAGGGTCCGTCATGCACCATTGTCCACCGGCAGGAACTACTTTCACAAATATCTGAAACTTACGCACAGGTCGGGCTGCATCACAAAATCATTGCCCCTCAACCTGTGATCAATTCAATTATTGCCCGGCATGTGAGGCGCTTTGGAAAGTCGTTCTTTGACCCCAAATCGCAGGCCGCAATTGCAGGTGTTGACACACTGATCCGCCGCTTCAAACCCGGCGACAGGTGGTGCAACTCTGTAAAGTTATGGCTGCTTGATGAATGCGCTCACGGCCTCTTGGGTTCTGCCGGACCGGGTGGCGGATCAGGCGAACCCAACAAATGGGGCAAGGCGTCGCTGCTTTTTCCCAACGCTGATGGTTTTGGTGTTACAGCTACACCGCTGCGCGCCGACAATCGGTCGCTGCACATAGCGCAAGGCGGAATGTTTGACACACTCATTCAAGGGCCGGGCGCACGGGAACTTATGGCAATGGGCAGCTTGTGCGATTATCGCGTGATTGCGGCAGAGTCGGGAATTGATGAGGCATTGCTTCGCATCGGTAGCACTGGCGATTTCACACCGTCATCGGCAAAGGCTGCGCGGAAAGCCGAACTGACCGGCGATGTGGTGGAAACATATCTAAAATGGACGCCGGGAAAGCAGGCGATTGTCTTTACCACAGGTGTTGACGCATCGAAGGAACTTGAAACTGCATTCATCGCGGCAGGCGTGGCCGCCAAGGCTCTGACAGGCAGCACTCTGGACGCAGAACGGAACAGATCGGTTGACCAGTTTGGCGACGGGGTTCTGAGAGTTCTCATAAATACAGGATTGTTTGACGAAGGCTTTGACGTGCCTGCCGTTGAAGTCGTGATCATGGCCCGGCCGACAATGTCATTCGGCCTGTTCGCGCAACAGATCGGCAGAGCGTTACGCCCTGCTGAAGGTAAGGAATTTGCGATCATAATCGACCATGTGGGCAACGTTGTCCGCATGGCGGCCAAGCATGGCCTGCCAGATACGCCGCGCAATTGGACGCTCTGGCAAGACGAGACGCGCAAAGCCAATGGCAATCCCGACGCGGTGCCGGTCAGGGTTTGCCAGTCTTGCCTGCTGACGTATGAGGCGGTTGTATTTGCCTGCCCACATTGTGGAGCGGCCCACGTCCCTGCGGGGCGGTCATCGCCGGATCAGGTGGACGGCGTGCTGTCGGAAATGTCGCTGGAATTGCTGGCAACGTTGCGCGCCGGGGCGGCCAAGATCCAAGCGGATGAGCCTGCGATACCTTACGGTGCGTCCGAGATTGTCGCCGCGGGGATCCGGGCGCGGCACAGGCGAAACCAAGCGGCCCAAGCGTCCCTGTCCGAGGCAATGCAGCGATGGGGCGGAATACGGCTGGCGGCGGGTGACTCGGATGGGGTTATGCAGGCTAAATTTTTATATCGGTTTAAGATTGACGTGATGACTGCACAAGGGCTGGCCGAGCGGGCGGCGCTGGAATTGAGGGATGAAATAAATGTTGCACTTGGGTGATTGTCTGGACGTGATGCAGGGCATACCGGACGGGTCGGTTGATATGGTCATGACGGACCCACCATATGGTATGAACTTTCAGAGTAACCGTGCAAAAGACGGACCGCGACACAAGAAGATTGAAGGCGACTCCGTTGTAGGCACCCGATGGCTGTCAGATGCGTTCAGGATTCTGAAGCCTGGTGGCGGTCTTATCAGTTTTTGTGATTGGAACACTTCGCACAAATGGCGTGAAGAAATAGAATGCGCGGGTTTCATCGTAAAATCTCAAGTGATTTGGGACAGAATGCACCACGGCATGGGCGATCTTAAAGGTGCATTTGCACCACAACATGACATTATATGGTACGCCACAAAAGGTCGCAGAATATTCGTGAACGGTAGACCCATGTCTGTAATGCGTCACAAACGACCAAGCCCTGCTGACGATCATGGGCACCCCACATGCAAACCCGTCGCGCTGATGGAAGATCTTATCAAGGCAACAGACGACGGCAGCGGTGGTTTGATACTGGACCCGTTCCTCGGCAGCGGCACAACCGGCGTTGCAGCGGCAAACACCGGGCGGCGCTTTATCGGGATCGAGCGCGACCCTGATTACTTTACCATCGCACAAGCCCGGATCAGAACGGCACAGGCAGACGCAATAACCAACCGCATGAGAGAGGCGACACGCTTATGAACCGCACAGACATCCTAGACGCAGCGCGACAGGCCGTCACGGTCGATAGGGCCGCCACGCATGGCCAGCTTGAGGACTCTTTCGGGCTGGTGGCGGCATACTGGTCGGCGCACCTCGGAACGCCTGTCAGCCGGTCTGACGTGGCCGTGATGATGATCCAACTCAAGCTGGCCCGGATCAAGACGAGCCCGGAACACGCGGACCATTGGATAGACGTGGCGGGCTATGCGGCCTGCGGTGGTGAGGTAGTATTGACACAACCGTCAATAAATGGCAATAGTAACGCAAAGGAGCAACCGCATGACTGAAATGATGCTGGATATCGAAACGCTTGGGACAAAAGTGGGCTGCGTCGTCCTGTCGATAGGGGCTGTGGCGTTTGAAAAAGGCACACTGGCACCGGTCGATTACATGCACGTTGTGCTGGACCAGACGCTCCAAAAAATGATGGGGCTGAAAGAGAACCCGTCAACCGTTGAATGGTGGAAGTCGCAAAGCCCCGAAGCGTGGCAAAGCGCAACTGAAAATCCCGTCAAGGTGCAGGACGCGCTGACACAACTCGACAGGTTCTACGCCAAGCACAAGCCGCGCGTAACGTGGACGCAGGGCAACAACTTTGACCCGCCAATTCTTGAGCATCTTTACGGCGTTTTGAAACTTCCACCGCCTTGGAAGTTCTGGGCCGTGCGCGACACGCGGACATTCTATGATGTCCACGACTTTGACGTGCGGAAAGTTGACCGCGCCAACACCTACCACAATGCGCGAGACGATTGCCTGCACCAGATCGCGTGTATGCGTGCCGCGTCACAAGGAGCGTAACCGATGCCAAAACGAGTGAGAATGTCGCCGGAAGGTCGGCGCGAGGTGATCATAAAAGCGGCCATTGCCTTGACGCGTGAGGCCGATGGGTGTCTGGACTCATGGTCACGCCAGGACGTGGCCAGCAAGTGCATACCACCGACCAGTCCTGAGACGGTGAAGCATTATTTCAGCCAGCCCGATCTGCGCGAGACGGTGCGGGTGCTGCTGGATAAGTAAAGCCCCGTCCGGTTTAAGGGACGGGGCTTGCCATGCGAGGTGCAAGGCGGTAGGGTGCATTTGTCACAACGCTGAGCCTTAGGTAACATGACGCGCGATGCAGCGCAAGGCTTGGCCCATATATAGGGCTTCTTCCATGAAAGCAATTGAGACCCGTTACAAGGGCTACCGGTTCCGCAGCCGCCTTGAGGCGCGCTATGCGGTTTTCTTTGATGCGCTTGGCCTGTCATGGGAGTATGAGCCTGAGGGTTTTGAAACCGATGCGGGCTGGTATCTGCCGGACTTCTTTTTAAAGGAGTTTAATGTATGGCTTGAAATCAAAGGCAAGATGCCAACGACTGATGAAATTAAAAAGTGCGAAGCGTTGGCATATGGTACGGGTCAATTTGTGTACATGGCATGTGGCAACATTGGGGCACCCACACAACCTTACGGACTTAAAAGCCCAGCATTGGGTGGACCTGTTATCAGGCAAATGGGTGTTAAGGGTGATTACAACTACCCTATAGGACACATTAATTACAATCACGAGTTTATTGAAAAAGCCCGTAAATTTGGTTCAATAAGGTTGTTTGGATTTTGCGAATATGCAGATGGAACAGGATTGGACATCCAAACACTTTGTCTGGATGATTGGGGTTTTGATAAATCTGGACTCATGATTAGTGAACAGTTAGTGATGGAATATGATATTGATATGTCTGCTATTATTGAAGTCGGGGTAATTTCCAAAGGTAGATCTTTCAGATCACCTCGCATTCTAAATGCATATGAAGCAGCACGATCCGCCCGCTTCGAGCATGGTGAAACGCCGTGAACCCGCTCTGCACAGGTTTCGGTCAATACGACACGCATTCAATCACGCTTTCCAGTGGCAAGCCGAACACTGCGGCCCTTGCCGGGAAACCTTACAGCGGCGTGACAGAAGCCGACATTCTGGCCATGGCGGCCAATCCGCCAAGCATCCACAAAGACGACGCGCAATGGTTCATTCCGTCCGACTATCTGGCGCATGATGCCCGTGAACACGAGGCGCAGCGCCTGCACGGCCAATTCTGGGCCATACCCCTTGACCTGGACAAAGACAGCCCGCCCTTGGCCGTCGTTCGGGGGGCGCTGGCGGGTGTGGTGGGCAACGCGGGCCGTGTGATCTATTCCAGCCGGTCGGCCAAGGCTGATGATCTCAAGTGGCGCGCGTTATGCTGGCTGGAAACACCAATCGCCGGGGCGGATTATGCGGACACGGTTGAAGCATTCAACGATCTGCTCGCCGATCAGCTTGAGCCGGACAGGGCATTGCAGCGCACGGGCCAGCTCATATTCTTGCCGAACCGGGGCGAGTATTATGAGTCAGACGTGCATGTCGGCCCCCGCACAAGTCTGACACCAAACCATCCAATCATTGTCAGGCGCGAACAGACCAGACGCGACCGGGCCGATGCTGAGGCCAAGGCGGCGGCATGGAAGGCGCGCAAGGCCGCCCTGACACCATCCGACGCCACAAACGTGGTCGATGCCTTCAACGAGTCGCATGTAGTGTCCGATCTGCTGGACCGCTACGGATATGAGCAAGCGCGGGACAGCAACAACTGGAAAAGCCCGATGCAATCCGGCGGCAGCTATGCGACGCGGGACTATGGTGATTACTGGATCAGCCTTTCAGGGTCAGACGGTGCGGCGGGGATCGGGCAAGACACCAAGACAGGGCAACGCTTTGGCGATGCGTTCGATCTGTTCGTGCATTTTGAACACGCCGGAGACTTCAACGTAGCGGTGCGGACGTTTGGCGCGCTGCACCGCCTGACCGATATGCCGGGGCCGTCGCATGTGCCAGCCGGGATGATGCCGACAGCGCCGGGGCAGGGGCAGGGGATGCCCAGCGCGCCACGGGCGGCCAGCGTGGTCGATCTGATCTGTGCCAAGATACAGGAAAACCCCCTGACAGCCGTGGCGCTGCTGGCCGAAGAAGTGGCGCGCTTGTCGCCTGCCGACCGCGACACGGTGCTGGCAGAGTGCAAGCCGCACGGGATCAAGATGGAAATGCAGGCGGCGGTCAAGCGTGCCGTCGCGGATAGCAGAAAAGCGGCGATGGAACTGCGCGGGCTAATTGCGGACAAGAACGGCGGTCCGGTCCCGAACATGACCAACATCAAGCGGGTGCTTTGTTCCGAAGAAGGCTGGCGCGGGACGTTTGCCAAAAGCCTGTTCGATGATGCGGTTTGGTTGCGCCGACCTGACACCCGTCAATTAAATGATGACGACGTGCTGAAGGTCATGGAAATTATGCAAAGCGATCTGTTTCCGTCCATAGGGGTTGAGACAGTCCGGCACGGCGTCCAGGCTGCGGCGGCTGGCAATACGTTTCACCCTGTCAGGGAATATCTGGAAAGCCTGCAATGGGACGGGGTGGCGCGGGCCGTGACGCTGTTCACCACATACTTTCCATGCGCGTCAGAAGATCCTCAATATCTGCGGGCGGTGGGTGAGAAATTCCTGATCGGTGCTGTTGCCCGCGTGATGCAGCCGGGATGCAAGGTGGACACCATGCCGGTCATCGCGGGCAATCAGGGGCAGAAGAAATCAAGCGGCCTGGCCGCGCTGGTCGGTGATCAATGGTACGGTAACGATATGCCGGACATGACCCAGAAAGACGCCAAGGAATGGCTGCGCGGAAAGTGGATGGCCGAGATAGGCGAGTTGTCGGCCATGCGCGGCAAGGACATCGAACACGTCAAGAATTTCCTGTCCACCACCAGCGACAGCTACCGCAAGTCTTACGGACACGTCACGCAGACCTATCCACGGCAGACCGTCTTTGCAGGGACCGTCAACGGCAATGAATACCTGTCGGATGAGACGGGCAACCGGCGTTTCTGGCCCCTTCAGATGATCGACGGCGCGCTTGTGGACGTGGAAGGGCTTGAGCGCGACAGGGGGCAGCTATGGGCTGAGGCGCTGCACATGTATCGCAGCGGCACGGCCTGGTGGTTTGATGAAGGCGAGTCCGTAACCTTGTCGGCACAGCAGGCGGCGGCCCGGTCGGTGGACATTGATGAAACCCGTGTCGTGGAATGGCTGCGCGGTCAGGAAGGGCCTGTTACGGCTGGAGGCGTGGCCGCAACACTCTTTGCAGATGCGCCCGGCAACAAGTCGCTGTCGATGCGGGTGGCCAGATACCTGCAAGCGGCGGGGTGGCGTGTGTCCAAAAAAGTCATGGGCACAAAGCAATGGGACAGGGGGCGCGGTGCAGAACCTTACGTTTCTCCGCCATGTGGTGGGAACGTGATGCCCATAACACCGCGTCGTTAAATTACCGTTAAATTACTGCCCCGCCCCGTTAAATTGGGGCGGGGCTTTTTGTAGCCTTTGAGGCACTAAGACCTACTAGATTTTTGAAGGTGCCCTTAGATTTTTCCCTTATTTTTAAGGCAAAAAGGCACTAGGGCACCTAAGGGGACTTGGTTATAGAGTTCTAGGCAGAAAAAAGAATGAGGACATTTTATAAATTACAGCAAATATAGAATGGTAATAGGTGTATGTTTTTTTCAGGTAAGTCTTTAGAGAACAGGTGCCCTAGGTGCATCAGGTGCCTTTTTCGCGCTAATACGTTGGCAGTAAAGGGTTTTTTCTAGGGCACCTTGGTGGGCACCTTCCAAAAGGCACATCTCAGGTGCCTTTTTGCCTTAAAAATAAGGGCTTTTGATAAAAGGTTGACACCGGATTGCAATGTGGGGTAAAAGAAGCGGGCGCAGGAGGTGTTCAGACCTCGACCGCGCCCATACCAGCGAAGGAAGTCGCCAGATGTCAAAATCAATACCTCAAATTCCCGTTAAGGGCAACATAGACTACATCGCACTTCAGAAGGTTTGTGATGACTTGCTGAGTGCCCGCAAGGTGGTGCTGCGCGTATTGGAAGATGTTAGACGCGCCTCGGAAGGTTACTCTAATCACACAACATCCACACCGCTTTTGGACATGGACGAACTTCGCGTTCGGTATTGGTTACGTGGGCAAGATGGCTTCGTCACTTCGCGTGAAGTGGCAGAGACGTTGTTTACAAGTCGTCCCGCAAGTGCTGGGCTTTCAATGAGCATGGCCAAATATCTCAATGCCGCTGGCTGGCGACCTGTCAAAAAAGTGCAAGGCACAAAGCATTGGACTCGTGGCGCCAGTGCTGAGCGGGTGTCGTGATGCAGATGCCCCGCAACGGATTTGACAACCTGGCCGCAGTGGCCCGCCTGAACACGGACGACACGTCACATCATCGGGAACGCTGGCCGACGCTGGATTGGGTCTGGGATGAGTTGGACATGCTGAGGGAGTGCTGGGTGACAGCGATTGACCATGACGACCATCAAAAGGCGCTGGATGAACTGGACGCGCTCACAGAGCAGCGTGACGCCCTGTCCGAGGCCGTCCGGCTGCTGTTAGAGCCTGAGCCGGATATGGAGCATGTGCATGCCGTTCTGGCGGGGGGTTGTCCATGAGCATCCGCACACCTCGTGAAAATGACGAACTCATCTTGGGCATGGTCAAATTGCGGGCCGCTGGTAGCACATTGTTGAGGATTGCTGAAAAACATGGCGTGGCGACATCTCGTGTCTCCAAATCGACCAATGACGTCATGGACCAAGACATTGCGCACAGCGGCCCTCACGTAACTGTACATTATTGGGAGCGAAAGAAATGATGCCTGCACCGAAATTTCCCCAATATAAGACGGTTCCGACCTCCAGCCTGATACCCTACGTACGCAACGCCCGGACGCACAGCCCAGCACAGGTTGACAAGATTGCTGCTTCGATCCGTGAATTTGGGTTCCTCAACCCGATCATCACGGACGGGCAAAACGGTATTGTCGCGGGCCACGGCCGCGTCATGGCGGCCCAGAAGCTGGGGCTTGATACGCTGCCGACGATTGACGCGGCGCACCTGACCGAGGCGCAGCGCCGCGCCTATGTGTTGGCCGACAACCGCACGGCATTGGACGCAGGATGGGACAACGACCTGCTCAAGATCGAATTGCAGGATCTGGACGCGGCGGGTTTCGACCTGGCGCTGACCGGGTTTGACTTGGGTGAGATAGCCGCGCTGACACTGGACCCCACCGAGGGC